CCATTTCACATTGTTCATATGATTAGCTCCACATTGATCCGTACCAGGATCATTAGACCCTGCATGTGTACCATCTTGCCATGTAGCAACAGTAATAGGTGCTGTTAAATCGGTTAAAGAGCTACTAAATACCAAAGTATTTGCAGCTAGGTCAGTCCAGTCGGGGGTAGTCCCCATAAAGCCTTCAAAAGCAATTGTGGCCATATTTTTTTTCTCCTATTAATTTTATTTAATCTCAGGTGAACTATATTCTTTAGCTTGGATTTCACTTAGTTTAGATTCTAGAAAAGAAACTATCTTTTGTGATTTATCCAATTCTTTAGCCCTTTCTAAAAGACGTGATACTGGTGCAATTGTAGTCAGTTGGTTTACTTTACTCTGTAGTGCCAAGAATCTATTACTCATTGAGAGGATTTCATCAACTTCTTCTTCTGTTAGTAAATTCGGAGATTTTACTTCTGTAGTTTTAATAGCTTCCCTAAACTCTCTAATATTTCCAGTTTCAAAGTGTTTCTTATTAGTTCTTTTAAAGAAAGCATCTTCCATCTCACTCCAAATTTCTATAACACAGTCTTCATCTTTTCTTCTTGGATTACCAACTAATATTCTACCTTCTTGCTTGCCAGAAAAGGGATTTAAAACATTTACATAAACTTTTCCTAGTATTGTTTTAATATATCTTTTATAGGGCTGTCCCGTTTGCATTAGTGAAAAAACTTTAGAATCTAAAGTACCTTGTAACATTATTTTTCTCCTTGTAAAAACCAAACTAAATTTTTTAGCTCAGGCCGCCAATTACGTAAAGACCCATAGCGTTCCAGATCAACAGCGCGTATTGCTGATAGAGTTCTAAGAACCATTGTGGGGGTGTAGGACGGGGATCTTCATACTGCTTAGATTTAGCTTCACCATAAGTGATGAACTCACCAACATTCTCACCAATAACAAGAATTTTGTCTGTGGGGAGCATAGGTGCAAAATCCACCAAGTTATCGTAAATCTGATCCAAAACAATTAAAGGCGCACCGTAGTATCTACCAAGCATACCTCTACGCACAACCTCTTCCAATTGGGAATCAATTCCCCAAACTGTAGGAGTGCCACCACCATCATTCCAAAAAGCACCAAATTTGGTGATAGGAGTCATGGCTGCTCTAGTACCTACAACAGCTTTAACTCCACCTGTAGTCTCATTAATTCTATCAATAGCATCTTCCAACGCTGTAGAAGTAATAGCACCACCAACACTGGTAAAGTTATTTGGAGTATTAACTGCTGTCCAGACCGTAGTCAAAGCTGTAAAGACTTTATTATAAAAGTGATCTCTAAGCTTTGCAAACATCTCCTGCTTAATCTCATCAACTGTGCCAATTTCTCCGGCTTCAAGTTCCCACTCATTGTAGGTAACTTTGACATCAGAACCATCTAGCATGTAGTTAACTCTATCTGTCAAAGTCACTTCATGTGCAAGGTGGATAGAACCAGGAACTAAAGTGTGAACTTCGATTCCTTTTCTGAGCTTTTTAACTAGAGAATCTCCAGGCTTTAGGCTGCGAGTATTAAGTAGAAGGCTAATAAAATCAACCGTAATGTGATTAGGTTTCACATATTCGACAATCATTTCAGCAAAAGCATCTCTTTGACTTTTATCTTTCATAAGGGAAGCAATTGCTTCGTTTACTTTCAATTCATCTGCCATTTTATATTACCTCCAAATTAATGCAAAATCTTGAATGTAAGTCTGCCAGTTTCTGAGTCATAGCGAATCACTTCACCAACAACACCGCTGGTAGAATACTTTGGCTTGCCCGCATCACCAGCAGAATCGCTAGCAGTATCGGCAACAGTCAAAGGTGCACCCACATTTTCAATATCCGCACTATAAACATACGCACCAGAAGCTACGGTGTAAATTCCTTCACCATAAACTACTGCACCAGAGCCTGAGGGAATAGTTCTACCTTCTTGAACACCTGGATGGGTAATAAAAACTTCGGCACTAAATGGGGCATTTTCAGCCTGGTCGAAACCATATCTAAGTGCAAAATCAAATGCAGGCTGAGGTTGATAAATAGGCAGGCTACGATTATCCTGCTCAAATTTTGTAATATATCTAGCTCTGGCAGCTTCATCGGAAGTATCGGGTAATTTAACACCAGGTAAATCGGCCTGACTCCCAAAATTCCTACTAGCGGAATGTGGAGCTAAAAGCACCATTCTACCTTCAACAATATCTTCCGTTGCTACAACGCCTAGAACTGTATCTCCATAATGATTAAGTTCCATAATTTTTAAACCTCCAAAGGTTATTTCTTTTTATTCATTTCCCTCAAAGCTTCTGCTAACTCTTTAGGAGAAAGAGGGTCACTACCAGTAGAAGTAAGATTAGGAACTTTTGGTTTCTTTTCTAAACCGGCAGAGGCAGAACCTTTACCAGCAGAAAAAGCAACTAATTCCTGCACCATAAAATCAACGGCGGTATCTTCCATTTTCAAGAACATTTCTTTCTTTTCCTCAAAGAAAGCATCCTCTTTCTCTAAACCAGCCTCAATAAATTTACTTTTTATAGAGGCCAACTTTTCAGCTTCGGCTTTTTCGGCTTCAATATCTGTCTTAAATTTTCGGAGAGTTTCAAGTTCAGCTTTTGCATCTGAAGCCTCTTTATCTTTCTGACTCAAAGTTTCTTTCAAAGTTTTAAGTTCAGCTTCTAACTCTCCATTTTTAGTTTTCAATTCTTCTAACTCTTTTTCCATTTCAATCTCCTCACTATTTCTGGAAGACATGGCTACAAAAGCCGTCCTTCCAGTATAGGCTGGCATGGCTACCACTGCCAAACCATTAAGAGAGATGCCCTTAAGGGTTTCTACACCTGCATTATCAAATTCTGATTCAGAGTAGGATAGTTCCCAAGAAGTATTAGGAGGTTGTCCTTTTATAAACTTCTCTTTAAGCATTTCTATATCTTCTGGACGTTCTTTCTTCCATAGTGCAGCTAAGGCAATTATTCTATTAGATTCTTTTACCAAATTGGCAATAGTACCAATAGCATGTCCTAAAGCTTCTGGATGCCCATCAGATATTTTTCCTGGGGCTAATTTAACAGGAGAAAGCATGCCAGTTTTTATAATGTTATCAAATTCTTCTACTGGTACTCTCTGTTTATTAGCATTTGCTATATCATCTGTTACAACGATTTTAGCCCATTGAAAGTAGGGGTTTAGGCTAATCCCTGCATATGCTTCCCCCTCTAGTTTTTCATCTTCTCTTAGAAGTTCTATAGTGGTAGTTATATTAAAATTTTTATTTTCAGTCATTACTACCTCATTAAATGGAATTTGGTTTCCACAGACCGTATTCATTAATATTATAACAAATTTTGCTTATTTTAATAAAAAATATAAAAAAACTTGCCAAATTACTTATGTTTTACTTATATAAGTAACTATTCAGTTGGGGGGTTTTGTTCTTTAGGCTTTTCTGTGGGGATAGCTTCTTTATTAGTTGGACTTGGAGAGAAAGGTCTTGGTGCAAATTCGCCAACTTCTAATTCTTTCATCTTTTTATCTTCATCTGCACGTAAAGTAACTTCATCATCCCAATTATAGCCGAATAATTTAGCATAAGAAGTTCTTGAGATATTAGCTGTATCATAAAGATCTTTCATAGCAGCAGCAAAATCTTTAAATTCTCTCAAGTTAATACTAGCAAATCTGAAGGTGGGCTTGTCTCTAAAATCATTCAATTCTGCTATGCTATCTAGAATATTTTCGACAATTTCTAGAAGGTCTTCTTGCATATTCTCCATAGTTTTCACTGGAGACATTGTAGCTAATTCTGGTTGAGATGAATTAGAACGTTCAGTCTCTCCAGTAGTTAATATTCTAGGAAAACCTAGAGAAAAGAAAATATCTTGATTAACTGCCGTGTATTTAGTATCATCAAGTAATACATCTACAGGAGGAAGTACCCAACTTATCTCTAGAGTATGGTTAGCAAATAATTGGAAAATTCTTTCAACATCTCTACCTGCCATACCTCTATTCTTTATTTGTGCCTCTAAAGCATCAAATTCTCCTTGATCTGTAACCGGATATTCATCATTACCCAATTTAAATAATTGAATAGCGGTAATAACTCTAGAAGCTAAAGAGTAATCCATTCTTCTAAGATTTCTTTTATGTCTCATAGCTTCTACAGCACCAGCTAGGTAGGGAATTGGATAAGGAGAATCTGATAAAACTTTTCTCCTAATTACTAGAGGATTGTCTAACAATACTTCTTTATTACCCTGTATAACAAGACTGACAAATTCTGGATATTCTTGTAAAAGTTTTTGATATAAATCCAGGTCTTTATTACCATCAGGATATTGTCCTTTATTTTGGATAAAAAATACCAATTCTTCTGGTAAAATAACATAGTAAGATGGGTCATCTAAAACCATAGAGGAATTGATCTTCATAGTTGCTGGATCACGTAACCACATAGTATTAGGTAAAGCTAATGTGGTATATTTTTTAATCCCTAGTCTCTGTAATACAGTTTTAGGAGTAGCTGTATATTTAATCTCTGGTACAACCAAACCAGAAAGTAAGTATTCTAAAGCACAGGCTTCTATAAACTTTTTGATTTTCTTCCTCATCCCATCAAAAACTCTAAACTCATTTTCACTTAGTTTTCCCTTATCAAAAATTAATTCTGTAATTCCTAATTCTACGAGTTTATTTATTATCGTACCACCAATAGGATCTTTTTTATAATAAAATTTACATTGTTTTACCAACTTGTGATAAGTTTTTGGATTTTCATCTAACTTATCATATTCCTCTGGAGACCATACCCCAAGATTTCTCATATATCCCTGAGGATAATACATATCCCAAATTGTAAATTGGGCATTAGCTAACTTTGGTTCTTTATTTTCTATTTCTTTATCATTATCCATAATAACCACCATAATTCCAGAAAGGAGTTGCTAATCTAGTAACTTTTCTGGAGAAGTCTAAATTTTCTATATTCAAATAATGCGCTAAACCCGCACAAAGTAATGCCGCAGACATATGATCTGCACCCGCTTGTCCACCTTTTTCCGTTAAAGTCCTATAAACTATATCACCAGATATAGTTTTAGAATAAGTCATTCTTTCTAGTTCTGTTATTAATTCTAAATCTGTGGAAGAATATATTATTTTATGATTATTACTGTAATCTTGTAAAACTCCCACAGAGAAAGGCTTTGTTTTGGTCTTTATTTCTTTACCTTCAGAATCTATACCAATTATAATCTGAGAAGAAAAGTTTACGGGATGGACACGATCTTTATAATTTTTCTTAGAAAATTCTGGAGATTCTGTCAATCTAGGTATTACTGCTTTTCCAGCAGCACCTTCGTCAATCCCAATAACAACAGGTTCGAATCTGGTATCTAATATATCTATAATTTTTTCTTGAACAAAATAATTAACTTTTTCTAGCGTAATTCTGCCATGAAATTTTAGAGTGCCATTTCTCTCTAAAGTTAATATAAGAATTACCGTAGGTTCTGTATATCCAAGATCTATGCCGAATATGCAGGGAGAATTTTTATCCAATAGACCAGGAAAAATATTTAGTTTAGTGATATATTCTCCAATATTATCAAATAATTTTGTACCATCTAAAGTTAGTCTATGAACGGGATAATTTTGAATAGCCATAGATGCTCTATCAAATAATGCAAATATAGGCTTACCATGTTGTCCCAAAACCAAATGTAAGTAATCATCTGAATCTTCACCACCATATTGTTCTATAGCTTTAAGTCTATCTTCTTCTGAAAATCTTGGATTCTGTAATGCAGAGATATTATGCTTAGTATAACTAGAGTTTTCTTGGTCACAATGCCAACATACATTATTCTCTCTCAAACCTGT